GTTAGTGAATGGTGCAACGATAGTTAAACCTTTCTTAGACTTCTTAGCTTCGTCACGTCCTTCATCAAAGTAAGAAATTTCAATAAGGTCATAAGATCCTCCTGGTGTAGAAACTAATGCCGGCCCATTGATATCGAATGGATACGCATTTTTACGAAGAGTATCTCCACGCTCACCTAATAAGAAGTATTCCATTTCTACTACTTGGTATCCTGTACCAACTCCTTTACTTCCTGCCTCAGTAAGAGTTACAGTAGGATAAGTAGTTGCAGATACATCAAGACTAAACTCAGTGTAAACATCTATCTTTTTGTCTCCGTCAAAACCAGCTCCGTCCGCTTTAGCCTCAACAACTAATGCAGCAGTTGCTCCAGTTCCAGTCTTAGAAAAAGTAAAAGATTTGTTAGTACTTGCGGTCGCACCTGGCTCTCTTGAGAAGTTACGGTTTAATGAAGCAATAAGTCCATCAACAATATCCTCTTGATCATTACCATTAACAGCTTTGTAGAATCCTTGCTTTAAATACTCATCCTCAGGAGATAGTGAACCATGTCCAGAGATTAAGATATTTACCGTGTAAAGAGTATTTGCGTCTACAGTTAATGCAGATACAGTGTACTTTTTAAGTGTTGGTGCAGTGTATGCTACTGAGCTTACGTGCAATACATTATCTGTTTTGATGGTATCACTAGAGATAATGTTTCCTAGTGCATCCTTTTGAAATAACTTGAAGTCTTTCCCAGCAGCCACGGCAGCACCGTCAGCTCCTAATAGTACTAAACTGTTAGCACTTCCTGCTTTTAATGCAGCAAAATCTGCTACATCTGCTGTACCTACGTACATGTGTCTTACCTGATTCTGTCCAGCTAATCCCATAATTTTGAATTGTTTTTAATTAATAAATTTTGATACTTCTGTGAAGATAAAGGATTCGTATCAACTATCCAATTTCTTTTATTAACATTTATTCTTTTATACTCTAGAGTCTAATTGCATTCTTCCTTGTAAGTTACTCTCTCTGTAGTCTAACACTGCGTTTTCAACCGCTATGTTTACTATGTCTCTGTGAGTAAAATCATTTAGACGACACGGTGCTTCAGCTACCTTACCTTCAATTGTTAGATCTAATCCAGCAACATCTTCTGCTGACTCTAGGCTCTCTACAATTATTGGTTGTGGCTTAGCTATGTATCTTACATTATACTGCTGTATCTTTATCTTATTATCAGCAATAATCTCTGTGACAATCTTAGGGTTAGGAAAGCTAGAATCAATTCTAAAAGCTTTTCTTACATTGGGTTTTCTAAATGGGTTATTATAACTTAGCATGAATTCATCATGTGTAGTTGGAATAACCGGTATTGTCTTACCTCCTATAATTCTGTCTGGTAAACTCGCATCACCATTGTAAGTAATAGTCTCTAAGACTATATACATAACGTCTTCTGCAATTGCAAAAAATACAGACTCGTCAGTTAATCCAACAAGTGGATTATTATCAGATGTCGAAAGTACATTTGTAAGAGGCTCACGAAGCCTTACATTTTTTACTAAACTAGCTAATGCTCTTCTGGACTTTTCGTTTTGTTCAAAAGAGCTATTAGGATCCTTCGCTGCATCATACTGTACTTTAACATATTGCTCTTGTGCAATTGTAAGATAAGTGCTTATTTCAAAAGTATCCAAACCAGGGGCACCTTCCAGTGCATTGTTGTATCTTAAGTTAAACTCCTCTCTAATTTCTGATGCAGTCATATTCTATTTTAAGTTATTTAATCTTGCCTCAAGGCTTAATCTCATTTCTTGTCCTAAGTTTGTAGCTAAGTATTCAGCTGCAACCTGTAGTGTTGATGATCCACCTCCATCACAGATAGGCTCATCATCTAATGTAAAGAACTGCTTATCAACCTTGTTTACTGCACCAAACTCGTAGCACTGCTCAAGCAATACCTTAGTCTTAAGGAACTCATCACCCATTACAGAACAAACTAGTCCTGGGTTCTTTTCTAGCTCCTTGTGTAGCTCTGACTGTAAGAAGTCCATCTTGTTACTTCTATTAGTATTTCTACCAAGGTTTCTTAATGCATATCTTAATACATCTTTATCTTCTTCAAACTTAACAAACAATTTGTAAGCCTGTACTTTACTTCCAACTTTACTAATTTCTTTTGCCATTACTTCAGATGCTGAGGTAAGTACAAATCTATTAGTTGCTCTGTGTCTAACTTCATCTAAGCTATTAGCTACGATAGGACACGCTGATAGTACTTTAAATTTAATGTAGTCATAAGGATCAGATAAATCTAATCTCATGTCATCCTTGCTTAGATAGATTGGTAGGATCCCCATATTGTATGATTCACCACCTTCTTTCCAGAAGTCTCCATAGATAGAAAGATTAACGCCATTTAGCATTTTCTCTAGTCCTTCTTTCTCTACACTAGTAAGAAGATTTTTCATCTTCCCATTATCCATTGTTGGTGCTGGTATTGCTACCTCTGCTCCATTTAATAATCCACCATGAGCTACATGTTTAACATCTGTAATCCCATTGTTTTCTTTTGAAATGTACTTAACTGTTACAATCTTATTCTCTAAGAAATCAGTTCTTACTACATCTGCTTTTACTTCCGCTACCTGTTCAGCTTTTGCTGGGGTAGGCTTCTTTTTAGCTGTTGCCATTTTACCTTATTTTATGATTCTTCCTTCCTTATGTGTGGGAGTGTTTACAGATCTCCCAACTGTTATTTAAAATAACCTCCCCCGGCGAACAACCAGGGGTGATTAAGTTTTTATCAATTACGCTAGTACGTAAGGGATGATAGATGCAGTACGACTCGCATCGTATACTACTACTCCTACTTGACAGAACTTAGTGATAGTTCCACTATCTTCTAAAGTTCCCATGTTCCCGTTATTTACAGCTCCTGTAAAAGGATTTCTGAAGCCCCATTGGTATCCACGGTACTCTTCTTTTCCTTTAACCATTACCTTTTGAATGTTTGGCTCTTCTGGAGTTCCAACATAAAAGATATCGAATCTGTAAGATTCAGCTACACCATTAGATCCAGGGATCTTTATTGTGTTACGAACTTTGTCATCATAGAAATCATCTACTTCTAACTTTACAGTTACACCATTTGGTGCCATGTACTCTACAAACTGGAATCCAGCTGCCATTGCATTTTTGTGTAATGGAGATGTAGTTTGCTTAACAGTCGCAGGATTAGTTCCTGGTGTAGACATGTTAGCTGACCAACCTGAAGTTGTTTGTAATACAGCTTTATGGAATTCAGCAGCTCCTCTCTCTCCAGTACGAAGAATGAATACACGCTGATCAAATCCTAACTTACCTTCTGAAATTCCGAAAAGGATTTCTTCTAATAACTCAATTGAGAAATCATTGTAGAAGTAAGTGTTAGACTGCTCCATTTGCTCACGGATACCAGAACCAATCTTGATGCTACGACCAGATACGTCTTTGTTATGGTATTGTCCATCAGCAGTACGGTTAGTTTTACCATACATAAGGAATTTGTTTTTGTAAAGAGAAAATTCTTGCTCTACTAACCAATCTTCATATAATGATAAAGCTCCAAATACTTTCTTAGAACCATCTTTAGCGATAACAGGAATTCCCATTACTACTTTCTTTCCAGTGGCATCACCAGGAAGTTTATGGTCAATACGAATAGTAGTTAACTCACCTCTCATAGATACAGGAGTTACTCTACGAATTCCACCAACTTCACGAGAAAGACCTTTACCTACAGGAGCAAACTCCTCAGTAAATCTTTTTCCAGCTGTTAATTCAGATCCAGGAATACCTGTTCTGTCAGATCCTGCGATTTCACATGTGTGAATCCACTGAGATCCTGATGGGTAACCATCATTAAGTATACGAATTGGATATACTTCATTTTTCTCACCAACGATGATTTCTCCTTTGAAGAACCACTGCTCGTCAAATGTTAGTTCAAATTCTTGACCACCTTCACCGATATTGTTATCGCCTGCAGTTACAGTTGCACCTTTAAATGTAGCCTCCACTAGTGGAATGTTTCTACGAGATGAACCGATAAGTTCCCAATAGAACTCATTGTCATTTTCTACTTGCTTAGTATCAAACATTGAAAGCATGTTCTCTAGAGACTTACCTCTATTGATTGCCAGCAATTTAATCATAGCTTCGTTAATCTTGGTAGGGTTAGTCCTCCAGATAGCACCTAATGTGTTCTCAGGATTAATCATCCCTGCAAATGCTTTCGCATCAGTAACTTGGAATTTTCCTAGTTGCATAGTTTAATTGTTTTAAAAAGTTGTTTTTATTCTATTTCAAAATCCTTAAGATCGGATAACTTAAAGTTAGATAAGCTGTCTTTCATTGAAGTTTCGACAGCACCACTTTCTGTAAAGTTAGCTCCTCTTATTAAATTTTCTATGTTATTGGTGATCTTACTTTCATTCCTTGCACCAAAGATGCTGAAATCAGTAAAATCCTTCGTTAGGTATGCAACAGTCTCGATACGAATTCTTGATCCAACTGGATCAGCTTTTTGAGCTCGCATAAAGGCATTGTCTCTATCACCTAAGTCCGTAGTAATTCGGCTATATAACTCATCCTTTTGAGAATCAGTTAATGTAATCCCAGGAACTACTTCCCGTGTATTAGCAATATACTTCTTGACATCATCAAGTTTCTGTTGCTCCTCTTTTTTAGCGTTAGCGATCATGCTGTTCAATGAATCCTCTTCTGCTTTAATAATACTTTCAACTGCAAACTCTGCGTCAGCAATATCAGTACCAGCGTCAATACTTCTTTGAGTCATTTCATTGGCTCGCTCGGGAGAGTATCCCTTTAGTAGAAAATCCTGTACGATAGCTGTACGTCTGAACTCTACACTGTCATCACTCTGAATAAACTCTTTGGTAACACCTTTAAGTTTATCAATTGTATCTACCTTAGTAGCTACTTCACCAACGGGAACACCAGTTTTCTGTGCTTCCTCGATAGTTTTCTGTCTCTCAGTTAAACTATTATCAATACGTCCTTGTATTGCATTGTTTAAATCTTCTAAAGACTTTATTTTTGTGACATCATCAAGCTCAGGTAAAACTCCTTTGGCTTTGAATTGTGCAGCTAAGTTAGAATAAAGCTGTTCAGTCTCATTCAGTTTAGGAGAGGAAGAATCGCTGCCTTCTTTTCCATCATCAGTTTTACCTGCCTGAACTTGATTGTCATCTTTACCTGTAGCTACGCTCTCTTGACCAGCAGTTGCTGCGTCATCACCATTGGTAATATTTTTTTCGTCTGTGTTATTTTCAGTTGCATTAATCAATTCTGATCCTGCACTAGGCTTAACATCTACACCTTCTGTTGCTTTTGGACTTGTCCCTGCTTCTAGATCACCATCGTCATTAAATAACTGTAGGTTGTCTGTATCAAAGTTTAAATCCTCTAAATTTAATCCTTCCATTTAATTGTTTATAAAATTAATTCTCCTTAAACAAAAATACTATAAACAGATAAAAAAAGCTAACATGTATTATAGCTAAAGTATTATCTAATTGTTTTTTATATTAAATAATCTTAATTTTATAAGATACCTATCTGTTGAAGCTCCAACCATAAAGTTAAAGTAGTAGTCTTTAAATATTTTTTTGGTAAATGAATACCTAAAGTACTTAGTTCCCTCTACCTCCCAAGTTACAGATTGAGTCCCTAACTTATATTTATTTCTCCAAGTTCTACATGACGCATCTCCTGTACTTATCTTACAATGTTCATTCTCCCATGGGCCTTGTTTAGGTTTAACGCTTTGTATATGGTTCCAGCATCCGTTTCTAATTACGCTCCATCTGTAAGCAAGAATAAATTTTTGAACAGAGTTCATTTTGTTAAACCTTTCGTAATCAGGAACCCACTTGCCTAGTTCATTTCTTTTTTTAACTAATTCATAAAGCCCAAAAGTTGCGTTTAAATAATGCTCATAGTCAGACCCTTCCCATCCGCTTCCTTCTGTATCAGCAGCAAACCAATACCACTTTGTTCTAAAAGAAGTAAACCTGTGGTTCCAATTATTTCTTCTATTTGGATAAACAAAGAATGGGTAGGCAAAAATAGCTGAGAATATAATTAATAAAATAACCTTGAGTTGAATTAATATAAATTTAATGTACATAATTTTATTCTGATTTTTTAAATGTTTTCATTACTTTTTCAATACCTCTTGATCCAAAGTAAAATATAGTCATAGTACCAAATAAGGATTGTATTACGGGCACGTAAGCTTTATCTATCGTAAACTCCCCTAGGTTACCATCAAAGAATACACAAGCTAAGAACATTAAAAACATAGCTCCGTAAGTCACGGGCCTAACTAGACGTGTAATAGTATGCTCGTTATCCATACCTAGACGCTTAGTTACCTCTACCATCTCAATCATATCGTTCTCCATCTCTTGAAGAAGAATACTCTTATCTGGCTCACTAAGATTCTTGTCTCCTCGTATAGCTGTCCCTAATAAGTTTAATTGCTTTATACCTGTTATGTTACCAGCTAGGTCTAATAGTTCAGGAGCTACTCCCTTTCCTTGCTTAATAAGGAATCTAAGTGCGTTTCCTACATTAGTTCCATTTCCACCGTTTTTTCTTAACTTTGGGTTATCGTTATTTTGACTCATCTTTAAATTCATTTATGATACATAGTTCGAATTCATCTGGCAATAACTCATTAAGTTTTGCCATAGTTTTTTTACTACTTGTAACGTCTTTTAGTCCATCTCCATTTATATCTATAAGATCTTTTCCCGGGAGCAGACATCCTCTTGTATCAGTGTTATAATTTCCATGATGTATAAGTATGTAGCTTCTTTTCTCAACGTCTAGCACATGAAAATGATCACTGTACTTTGGAGAATTTCTTTTTACACAAGTATAAGATCCTTGTGGAATCCTTGAAATGCTAGTCTTGTTGTCTTTGTCTGGAAGCTCTAATATATATCCTGAAAATAATTCTAATTCACAATGGTCAAGAACAAAAAATTTTGCTAAAGTTTGGTGTTTATCTTCTAAAAATCTTGATATCTCTAATTTATTTTTCATTTTTTTCATTTTTAAGTGAAGACTTAAATGTTCTTGGTAAAAATTCAAGAATATTTTTAAATAAATTGTTTCCACTTACAGCCTCCATATTTTCATATATGCTATAGATTTCAACTAAACAGGCAAGAATTACTGATAGCTCTGCTAATGAGTAATTATTTCCCAACAATTCTACCCTAGATATCTCTAGTACCATTGTGTCTAATATTGTAAAAACTATAATTCCTATTATATACTCAACTGCCTTTCTCCAAGTTTTACGAAGCTCTTTTGATTTTATTACTTTCCAAAATTCTTTTTTAAATGGTCTAAATAAAACTCCATTTGTATAATGTGCTTTTCTTATACCAGTAAAAAGATCGATAATTATAATTACAAATAACGCAAGCAATACTGTTTTCATGTTTAATATCATTATCAATATAGGAGTAAAGGACAGTAATAGGCTTTTGCCCAATGTCATATTTTTAAAAAATAGTATTGTTGAATTCATAACTTAATAAAAGTATTTCATTAGCAAATATAAGAAAATGTTAAGGTTATTTTTTTTATATATTATAGCTAAATTGTATAACAGAGATATATTAAACCCTAATAATCAGAGGTGCTAAAATTATTGGAAAGGAAGAAAATAAATTACGATATTGTAATAATTTTTGTTTTTGGTTCTATCTGGTTGTTAATAGTTTTTAATATAGAATCCTCTATTCTTAAAACTTCTTCTTCTCCCATAGATGATTTTACCCACAATACAATATCATCGTTAGTAACATCTTCAATTTCTAAAAAATTTTCACCTGAAGGTGGCAATAAATTATGGGTTCCTATTGATGTGCTTGTAAAAAAATTACCTTTTTCATCTACACTTTCTGATACGCCAGTAACTATGTAGTGAACAGTAAATATTACATTACTTTTTTCATTTTCTTTAACTTTAACTTCTACTGTTTTGCAATTCCAATTGTATATTATCATTTTTATTTATTTTAATGGTGTAAAATTATACACCGTTCTACTTATATTTAAGCTTTTGCTTGTATTACTATCCATTCAACTCCGTC